GATGAGCGCAAAACCATTGACGAGAGAATCCAAGCCAATGAAGATTTGGGAGCTGTTTTAGATGAGCAGGAAAGCGTAATGCGTAAAAACGCACAGACGGCCATTGATAATGCCGAGGCAAAATTGGCATTAGATAAAGATAATATTGAAGCACAAATCGAGCTTGAGAACGCCTTAATGCGCATGCTGGATGTGGAGGAGACCGTTAATGGATTTCGATCTGAATATTTACTCAACCAAAATTCACTTCAAAAAGAAGCTCTGGAGCTTCAAGATATGAGGACCGAAGGTGAAAACAAGGTGCTCGAAATATTGAAGAGAGGCGAAGCTGAAAGGACCACCAATCAGAGGCAGCGCATGGATATGGAGAGGGCGCTGACTATTGAGACTTTCAATAATGAAAAGGCGAGGCTGCAAGCAAAGATTGACGCACTCACCGAGGGCACCTTGGCGCATCAGCAGGCCATGAATGACATGAAGATTCTTGAGAAGCAGCATACTAACTACCTAAAAAGCGAAAATCAAAAAAGGGCTCAGAACGACATGGCCAATTTTCAGCAGGGAGTCCAGATGGCTGGTGCTGCTTTGGATGCGCTGCTTCAGTTAGACACCAAAAAATTCGGCGAGAGCGAAGCCGAGCAGAGAAAGGCTTTTGAACATCAGAAAAAGGGGCAGCTGGCAGCAACGAGAATCAACACGGCGACTGCTGTGATTTCTGCTTTGGCTGGATCTGCTTTGACGCCATGGCCGGTGAAAATCGCCAATGCGTTGACGGCAGGAATCATGGGCGTGGCTCAATCTCGCAAGATTAAGGCGACTCAATTTCAAGGTGGAGGTTCAAGCGGTCAGGATGCTGGAGGCATGGTGGCGAGGGCTGCTGTCACTCCGGACGTCAATATCGTGCAGGCAGCCAATACAAATAGGAGCCTGGGTAGGATGATAGAACAGAATGATAGACCGATGAGAGCCTATGTAACGAGCCAAGATGTAGCCAGCGCAGCATCTCTGGAACGAAACGTAATAAGCAATGCAACTATCGGAAAATAAAACCTTATATATATATAGGTTTCATTTCGCTCGTAACCATCTGCATATCAACCACATAGGGTGGACAAAAATTGCAAAAATGCAAAAAATGTCCGCTAATGTTAAGCCAATGTTAAGCCGAAAATGATACAAAAAACCAAAAATTCGTTTAAAAAATATGAGAATCGTTGAACTTATAATTGACGAGATGGATGAATTTGGCGGTATTGACGCCATCTCCATCGTTGAAAGCCCGGCTATTCAGTCTGATTTCATCACTTTGGCAGAACAAGTCAAAGATAAAGAGGAGAAAACGCAGCTTGCCGAGGTAGACAAAGAGCGGAAGATTTTGATGGGTCCGGCTTTGATACCCAACAAAATGATCTACCGAAAAAATGGTGAGGATGAATTCTACATTCATTTTTCAAAAGGGACGGTCAGAAAGGCGAGCGAGTTATTTCTCAAACGAGGAAAGCAGAACAGAGCCACCTACGAGCACCAAGTGGCTCTCGGTGGATTGTCGGTGGTTGAATCGTGGATTGTTGATGATCCAGAGATGGACAAAAGCAAGGCATACGGATTGAATATGCCTAAGGGAACGTGGATGGTATCTATGAAAGTATATGACGACACCGTCTGGAATGAATTCGTCAAGACTGGTCAGGTGAAGGGATTTTCCATTGAGGGATTTTTCGAAGACAAGGCCATGATGTCAGAAGACGAACGGCTGCTGGAGGAGCTCCGGGAAATGATTTTAAAATGAAAATCAAACACAAATAAATAATCACGTTTTAAGGGTATGACTGCAAAAGAAATCAAATCTAAAATTGCCGATCTGTTGAAACTATCAGAAGAGAAAACAGAATTGGCCACCATGACTCTGGAGAATGGGACGGTCCTTGAGGCTGAAGCATTCGAGCCGGGGAATGAAATTTTTATCATTGCTGATGACGAGAGGACTCCATTGCCAGTCGGCGAATATGAAATGGAGGGAGGTCTGGTATTGGTAGTGACTGAGGAAGGCGTCATTGATTCTATCGTTGAGCCCGAAGCCGAAGAAGAGGTCGAAGAAGAGGTCGAGGTCGAGGCTGAAAAGAAGAAAGATGAATTTGCCACTATGGATGAGTTCAACGAGCTCAAAGAAATGGTCGGCAGCCTGATGAACATCGTGGAGAATCTTGCTAAGCAAGAGCCCAAAAAAGAAGAACTGAGCTCTGAGGAAAAAGGTGAACTCAAGCACAGCCCTGAAAAGGAAACCAAGAAAGCAATAAAACTGGATGCTTTCAAGCCTTCACCTACATTGTCAAGAATTCTAAACTCAATCAATAAGTAAGATGCCAACTTCAACATCAATAACCACTACCTACGCTGGCGAATTTGCTGGCCAATATGTAGGTGCTGCGCTGCTTTCTGGTAACACTCTCGCCAATGGCGGTTTGACCATTAAGCCAAACGTGAAATACAAAGAGGTATTAAAGCCTCTCGCATTAGCCGACATTTCTGCTGATGCCAGTTGCGATTTCACCGACATCGGTAGCGTAACGCTGACCGAAAAAATCCTTGAGCCCAAGGAACTGCAAGTTAATCTTGAGCTGTGCAAAAGCGATTTCCGCTCTGACTGGGAAGCCATCGCTATGGGATACAGCGCTCACGACGTGCTTCCTAAGAACTTTCAAGACTTCTTGATTGCTCGCATTTCTGAGAGCATTGCTGCTGAGACTGAGACCAACATCTACCAAGGTGTTACTGGTAACAGCGGTGAATTCGACGGATTTGAAACTCTTTTTGCCAGCAACGCTGCTCAGCCTACTGGTCAAGAGATTGCTGGTACTTCTGTAACTGCTGGTAACGTGATTACCGAGCTTGGAAAGATCGTTGATGCGATTCCTTCTGCTCTTTACACCAAAGAGGACCTCTACATCTACGTTTCTCAGAACATCGCTCGTGCTTATGTGCGTGCTCTTGGAGGCTTCGGAACTTCTGGACTGGGTGCCAATGGTATCGGCGGTCAGGGAACTCAATGGTATGGCGGTGAGGCTCTGAGCTTCGACGGCGTGAAACTTTTCGTAGGTAACGGCTTGAGTGATGATACTGCTTTTGCAGCTCAGAAATCAAACCTTTACTTCGGAACTGGACTGCTGAGTGATCACAACCTTGTGAAAGTACTGGACATGGCTGACCTTGATGGTTCTGACAATGTGCGTTTTGTAATGCGTTATACTGCCGGCGTTCAATTTGCGATTGGCTCCGACATCGTAACCTATGGAATCACCAATACTGCTAACTAATAGCAGCCAACTGAATAAATAACCAAAGGGCAGGTGGATTGAGTCTGCCTGCCCTTTTTTAATATCAAAAAAAATGGCTTGTGATTTAACATTAGGAAGGCTCGAAGGATGCAAAGATGCACTCGGAGGAATTGACGCTGTGTATTTTGTTAATTTCGGTGATCTCGGCACGGTGACTTTGGGAACTGACGACGAGGTGACCGACGCCACGGGTACTTTTTCAGCGTACAAATACGATTTGAAAGGTGCTTCATCTTACGAAGAGGCAATCAACAGCTCTCGTGAAAACGGCACCACATTTTTTGCTCAGACTTTGACATTGTCTTTGAAAGGACTCAGCAAAGAGCAGAGCAAACAACTGAAGCTCATGGCATGGGGACGCCCTCATGTAGTGATAGAAGATAGAAACGGAAACCAATTCATGATGGGCCTTGAAAGGGGCGCCGAGGTGTCCGGTGGAGGTGCTGCTTCTGGAGCTGCTATGGGTGATATGAGCGGATATACCATCACCTTGACTGCGGAGGAGCCAACGTCTGCGAATTTTATGGACGGAGGCATTGCTGGCGATCCGTTTGACGGATTAGGTTCTGCCACGGCTACTATTGTCGTAGGAGTATAGTATAGATTTTTGTCTGCTTTGAGTAAGGGCCGGGGTGATATTCACTTTGGCCCTTTCTTATTGAAAACAGATTGATGGTCTATTCGTTATTTATAGGAGATGCACATCATTACAACCATATCGCAAGACGTCATTTTTATTCCTCGTAGAATTCAGAATAAATATGATATTGACATCTATAATGAGCAGACCAGAGAAACCACGTCGGCTATTGTCAATGCCACCATTGTTTTGAATGGCAACTATTCGAGGATAACGCTGCCAATAACACCAGCTGAGGGCGATTGGTACAGCATTGAGATGACGGATGGTGGAGATTTGATATACCGGGGTAAAGTATTCTGCACCGATCAAGTGAATCTGAATAAATACACGACACAAAGTGCGACGTGGGACCCTTATGCCGGAAATACCAATGAATATATTTTGACAAATGCCTGATAATTTCTCGAATATTGTCGCCGTAGCGCTGAGTGATTACACGACACCCAAGGTCGTTGAGGACAAAAACAAGGGCTGGGTAAATTATGGCGCTGACAATGACTATTTTCAGTATTTGATCGACAACTATAATAACAGCCCGACCAACAATGCCATCATCAATGGCATGATAGAGCTGATATATGGCGGTGGATTAGACGGAAAAAACAAGGCGAGGAAGCCTGATGAGTATGCCATGCTCAAAAACATTTTCAGCGACGAGGATGTCAGGCGTATTGTCACCGATTTGAAGCTGATGGGAAATGCTGCAAGCATTATAACGGTGAAAGAAGGCAAAGTTAAAAAGGCAGAGCATTGGCCAGTAGAGACGTTGAGGGCTGAAATTGCCGACGACAATGGTGACATCAATCATTACTACTATCATCCCGATTGGTGCAATGCTGATTTAAACAGCAATCCTGAAAAAATAAAGGCTTTCAGACCTGATGTTGGTGATGGTCAGTACATCTCATATATCAAGCCTTACCGATCCGGCTTTTTTTACTATTCGCCAGTCGATTATCAAGGCTGCCTGCCTTATTGCGAGGTAGAGACCGAGGTCGCCAACTACCATATCAACAACATTATTAATGGTTTTGCACCATCAATTCTGATAAATTTCAACGATGGCAAGCCTGAGGCTAAGGTCCAGCGAGAAATAGAGCAAAAAATCAAAAGCAAGTGGGGTGGAAGCAGCAACGCCGGGAAGGCGATTATTGCTTTTAATAATGACAAGGAGCAGGCAGCGACTCTGGAATCTATTCCGGTGAGTGATGCCCATTCGCAATACCAATTCATCGCTGATGAGTCCATGAAGAAGATCATGGTGGGCCATAGGGTAACATCCCCAATGCTTTTGGGCGTGAAGGACAACACCGGGCTGGGAAATAATGCTGACGAGCTGAAGACGGCGTCTATGCTGTTTGAGGCCACGGTCATCAATCCATTCCGATTGATTGTTTTGAAGCTCGTAGACCAGGTCTTGGCGTTCAATGATTCGTCATTGGATGTATATTTCAAGAGTCTGGATCCATTCAAGGAGGAAAGCAGAACTGAAGAGACGCAGCTCAGCGCACAGATGCCCGAGGCTACCGACGACCAGCTGGACGACGCTGCAAATATGCTAATTGAATCCGGAGAGGAAATCGACGAGGACGAATGGGAAGAGGTATTGGTCAAAGATTTGATTGAGGGCGAAGATGGTGACGAGGATGAATTCCTAAAAAATCTAAATGACCTCCAGAGCAAGCTGACCGACCTTTCGTGGGCTGAAAGATTGGCGAGGGTAGTCTCTGGCAAGCCAGCGAAGACCAGCGAGCAGGACACATCGCTATTCAAGGTGCGTTATGCCTATGCCCCGAGAACTACGCAGAGCAATTCAAGGGATTTCTGCAAAAAAATGGTTGGCGCCAAAAGGGTCTACCGAAAGGAAGACATTGAGGATGCTGGATCGCTGGCGGTGAATCCGGGATTGGGCAAGGGAGGCGCTGATACCTACAGCATTTGGCTGTATAAAGGAGGCGCCCGGTGTCATCACTTCTGGCAGAGGCTCGTATATATCCGAAAAAATAATAAGAAAATATCTGTCAATGAGGCTCGGAGGATGATCAATGCTTTGGAGCCATCGGAACGCAAAGACGCCCGGATGGAGACCAATGATAAGAGGGTGGCCACGAGGCCTATCGATATGCCAAATGAGGGTTTTGTAAAAAAGAGATAAATGTCAAAAGCACTATTTGTCACAAGGGACGATTTAGTCAAAAAGAGCCTTCTGGGCGGAAACGTGGATTTGGACAAGGTGCTCCAATATGTGGAGCTCGCCCAAGATATGCACATCCAGACGCAGCTGGGAACGGACCTCTATGAGAAGCTCCAAGCGGATATCATTGCCGGCACTTTGACTGGTAATTATCAGACATTGGTTAGGGATTACATCAAGCCGATGTTGATCCATTACGCAGCGAGTGAATATTTGCTGTTTATCTCGTATGAAATCGGCAATGCTGGCGTGACGAAGCACACTCCCGAAAATGCGGAGGTAGCGACCAATTCTGAGGTGTCATTTTTAGCGGATAAAGAGCGCCAATATGCGGAATTCTACACCGAAAGATTTAACGCCTACATGACCTATAATGCTGCGACTCTTTTCCCTGAGTTCTATACCAATTCGAACGGCGATATGAGGCCGGAGAGAACAGAGAATCAGACCAGCTGGGTGCTATGAGATACAAGCCGAAGGAGAAAAACATTTTGAAATTAAAACAATACCTCAATGCCAAGGAAAAAGGACGAGGAGAGGCAGTACATGATTGCCAAAGCCGACAGATTTTACATGCCGGGGACTCAGCAGCAAGGGTGGGGTCAAATTAGTGGTCCGACGACGTCTGTCACAGAGGTAGACAATGGCGATGGATCGAGGACGATTACAAGAACTGCTATATAACACAAAGGCCTTTTTTCGTTATTAATAAGAGATGCCAAACAACACTATAAATTGGGGACAAGGAGCTGTAAATTCCATCAGCTGGGGTCAAGGAGCCATCAATAGCATCGGATGGGGTGCTATTCATGTGCTTACCTATGGCCATGACGAAACGAATCTTTTCGGATTGACAGCTTTGATCCTCGACCACCAAAACCGGGTAGTGGACGACGGAGGCACCATTGAATCCATTGGCTGCATTCAGAGTCTGACATCTGATTACATCTACACTTTAGATGTTTCGGGTCTGTATTCAGCAAGGATGGCTACTTTGTCGGCTACTTTGGAGTCGGCAGCGTGCATCGATGAGGATATTGCGGACGTGGTTTCTATGTTGGATTTCGATTCTACGGAAGACGGACAGATTTCTGACTGGACTTTGAATCAGGTGACCTTGACTGAAACCGATAATGTGTACACAATGACGGCGACATCGAGCCCTGCTCAGCATTATGTAATTTTCGATGCGAGGATGGTCGCTGGCAGAGCTTACGAGGTGACTGGCGAATTTTTCGTGCCCTCAGCAAACACGTCTGTCGATGGATTTAGGATTGGGCTGTCTGGAGGATTTACCGGAATTGATGCTGTGGATACTTGGAGCACATTTAGAAGGACGGTAGTCTCGGCAGCATATCCATTGAGAATATACATGAGCGACGGAGGCGTGACATCTG